CACGATGCTATAACCGTGGGAGCCATAACAGACCCAAGTGATACAACGGTAGCTAATAATTCTGTTACTACAAATATTGAACATCAAGTCAACATCACAAATGATAATGCCTTCAATGATATAAACTGGACTTTTGCTAAATCATCTGGTGATGGTAGTGCTCCCTCTAATATCACAAACTCAAGTGATAGGTCTCCTTCAGTTACCTATACAGGTCCAGGTATATTTACAATCTCTTGCACGGTTGATGGAGACCCATTAGGTAGAAATTCAGCAAACGCCTCAAATAACGGTGTGAGTCATAGAATTGATTATACAAAAGCAGTCAGTATAGGTAACCCTAGTGATGTAAACTCTGGAGGTACAATAAACACCTCTGTTACACATCAAGGATTCAGTAGTGGTGTTGATGTTGATTTGATACAAGCTTCTGATAATGCTGTATTACTAAGTAATGACCACACAACCGATTCAAGAGTTACAAAAGTTACTAATCAGAATCAAACATTTACAGCTCCTGACCAAGCAAATAACACGTTACTCGTCAAGGTAAAAGCTTTCGATGGTAGTGATGTCGCAACATCTAATGCATTCAGTATTTATCCATTACTCACAACAAGTAAAAACGTAATTAATCCAACCTCAAGGACGATTTATTCAACAACAAATAATAATGATACAGGTACTTATGGTACAAGTTTTACTTTTGGTTCACCAACGAACAGAACAGACAACGTAACATCAAGAACATATACTGAACAAGCTGACTCAAGTAACGCAATAAGTTTGTCAGGTGATTTAACACCTAGTTCTCAAACAACAACACAACCAACGGTCTCAGCAGGAAGTGCTGTTGGTGATGCTACCGTGAGATACACGGTTGATGGTAATTCAAGTCAACAAACAGCTACAGATTGTGCTGTATCGGTTGATTACTTTCCTGTAATTCATAGTGTTGGTACACCAACGGTTGCTGGAAACGAAACTAATAGTAACCAGGTATCTATTTCATATAACTGGCAAGGATTCTTTGTTTCGTCAGCTAGATATGAATTATTTAACGATGAGGATTTATCAACACAACTTGGTAATGATGTAAATGAATCTTCACCAAATGCTGGAGCGGCACAATCACAGAATGCCTCTGGTACAATTAATTTTACGAGTTTAGCAGCAACATTCGGACATTCAACTGCAGGAAGTTTTAAAATCAAAGTAACTTTATATACAGGTAATACTCAAGATGGTTTTGAAAGAAGTGCTTTCTCAGGAGCATTCACCACCGTAAATGCTACAGCAATCTCACTTATTGGAAGGTCTGGTACATTCAGAGGTTATGATACAATGTTAGAGGGAGCAGAACAAGCCTCAAGTGCTACAGCTACTAAATATCATTTTGGTGGTATATCTGATGGTACCGTTATTTATAACGATATTGCTACAACAGGAGCTTTCGATGGTGATGGTAAAGCGTTTAACTTTAATGGAGAGGTTTTTCTTATAAATGGTAGTGGTCAAATATCGAGTTTAAGAAGTGATACACCGAGCACACCAAGTATAAATGGAACCGCAGTATCAACAGCAGCTGATGATATTACAATTAGAATTACAGCTAACGCTCTCGTTACGAGAGAATTTACGGTTAATGCACAAGCTGCTTCTGGAGGAGCCGCCTTAGAAGGCACGGTAGACGCCGACTCACAAGGATTAAGTATCACACAAGACATTTCACTTAAAGATGATGTTGGGTTATCATTAAGTGCAGGTGAAACATACGCAGTAAAGGTAAGAGCTGATAACAATCATCAAGATGGTTCCTTTACTGGTACGACAGACTTTGATACGGTAGCGGCTGTATGGGGTAGTTGGAGTCAAGCTCTTAATCCTGCAACTGAAGGAAATGGAGCTACTAATACAGATGAAGCCTACATCAGTCTTACAAGTGGTACTGGTACGGTTACGTTTAGTTTCGCTTCAACTGCGTTACTAGGTTCTCAAGGTACTTTAAGATTTAGAATGAAAGAAGGTTCAGGAGGTTCTTATGGTTCATTTGTAACGAACCCAACATTGTCAGTAAGTGCAGGCACAAAAGATGTATATTTACAAGTTCAACTAACTCAGAATAAAACGGTAACAGGCTCCCCTGAAACGGGTACTGATGTTGTTAGACTTACTAAATCATCGATAAACTCAGCTAATTTAAATGTTAACTGGTCGATTGGTCCTGATTCTGGAGACCCATAAAAATAACTGAAGAGATATTTATTAATGAATATATACAAGATTTTTCAATTTATAATAAAGTTACTAGGGAGTAAACCTATGAAAACAGATAAAACTCTAACCACGTTCGATGAGATAATACAAATCACATTAGACCACGAGGGAGGTTACGTTCACGACCCAAAAGATTTAGGTGGTGAGACAAACTTCGGTATAGCTAAAAGATTCTATCCTGATGTGGATATTAAAAATCTTACTGAAGAGGGAGCTAAAGAAATCTACAAAAAAGACTACTGGGATAAAAACAAAGTAGATGATTTACCCGATGATTTAAAACATATCTTTTTTGATATGTGTGTGAATCAAGGTAGAGGAACAGCTGTAAAAATACTACAAAGAGCTATAAATGCTAAAGGTGGTGATTTAACGGTTGATGGTGGATTCGGACCAGGTACAAAAGCTGCATTAGCTAAACACACACCTGAATTAGATAGAGTTCGTTGTTACAGATTAAAACACTATTACGATTTAGTGAATAAAAAACCCGAACAAGAAAGATTCATATTCGGTTGGTATAAAAGAGCACTTTCAGTCTAACAAGGAGTCGTAATGAAAAAATTAACCGAATGGTTAGTTAAAGACTTAATCGAAGAAGATATTGAGATACCTGTAAATGTAGGTGATACTATATTGACGGGTAGATTCAAGAATAAAAAAACGATTGTTAAATCAATCGGTAAAGACGAGCACGGTATGCCAACCATCAATGGTAAACAAGCAACTACATTCAGACTCAACAAAAAAGACGATACTAAAATAATCAATGCCAGAAGAAAGAAACAAGAGAATATTAGTGAGGGTGTAAATGACCCAGGTATATTCAAAGCCGTATTCTTAGCCGGAGGACCAGGTAGTGGTAAGACTTATGTAACAAAACAACTCTTTGGTATACCTGATAATTTAGATATTAGTATGACAGGTATGAAGATGGTGAACTCTGATAAAGAGTTTAAATTTCTTTTAAATAAGTTTGGTTTTGGCACAGATTTAGATAAAATGCCTGATGATTTATTTAATCAACTCACAAATCCAAAAGATAAAGATTATAGTGGATTAAGAGATTATGCTAAAACACTTACTAAACAAAGAATGAAACAATATCAAGATGGTAAGTTGGGTATGATTATAGATGGTACAGGACACGACTATAATAAACTGGCTCAAATGAAAAGAGAACTTGAGCAAGATGGTTATGATACATATATGATTTTTGTACTAACTGATTTAGAAACAGCTCAAAAAAGAAATCAACAAAGAGATAGAATACTACCACGAAATGTAGTAAAAAAATCTTGGACTGATGTTATGTCAAATGGTAAAGCTTTTAAGAAATTATTTAAAGGTAATATTTCTTATGTAGATAATAGTAAGACTTTAAATTATATGCAAGCTATGAGAAAGTTTGATACATTGATGAAAAAAGAAATCAGTAAATTTATTAAAAAACCTATCAAAAATAAAATAGCAAAGAGTTGGATTAAAAAACAACAAATATTAAAACGAAAAGGCCTTTCAGAAGCACCAAGAGTACCAAGAAAAAAAGGTCAACATAGAGGTTCTAAATCACATTCAGATTTATACACCGATGAAAATCCAAAGGGTACTATAAAAGGATTAAAGTTTGCTACAGTAAAAGACGCTCGTGCATCTGTTAGTAAAATTAAAAATAGTGGTCGGTCACATGCACACAAAATACAAGCTGCGGTAGCTATGGAACAAAGAGCAAGAGAGATGGGTAAAACATCACAAGCGGCTGTGTATAGAGCTTTTATTAATAAAATGAAAAAGAAAACTAAAGCTCGAAAAGAGGTTGTAGAAAACTTTGATTGTGGATGTCAACATATTTATGAAGTTGAAAAGATTGATGAAAAAAAGTGGAGTAAGAAATATAAGAAAAGTATTGACTGTAGTAATCCAAAAGGTTTTTCACAAAAAGCTCATTGTGCAGGTAAAAAGAAAAGAAACGAACAAGGTTTAGGTTCGAATAAAAAAGTTGTAGGTTCAGACGAGTATACATTTGGACCAGATTGGATACCTACTAATTTAGGTCAACGTAAAAAAATGAAAAGACTTCATAAAAAATTAAACAGAAGTTTAAGAACAACAGAAGATATACCATCACCGAGTAGAAAAATGGTTAAGAAGATGAAAAAGAAAGGACACACTTCTGTTCCTTATGGTAGTGGTTATAAAAAGATTGATGAAAAATTTGCAGTTAGAGGTAACAAGATAGAAAAGTTTATCACTGGTAAGAATCTCACACATAAGGGTAAAAAGTATAAAGAGATAGAGTTTGAAACTATTAAAGTTGATAATCCTAAAAAATTAGTTACACTCAGAATACTAGCACCTAAAAATTTATTTGGTCAAGAAGTACCTGTCAGATTCCAAACACTTAGAAGAGGCCCTTTTCTTAAAACTGATACAAGTAAGTTAAAAGAAGATAGAACCAAAATCAAAAAAGTAGTTGGTATCTATGGTGGTAGATTTCAACCATTTGGCCCACATCATAAAAAAACTTATGAGTGGTTAAAGAAAAGAGTGGATGATGCTTACATAACTACATCTGACATCAAACAACCACCAAGACATCCTATGAACTTTGCAGAGAAAGTTCGTCATATGGTAAAGATGGGTATCCCTAAAAATCGAATTGTTAAAGAAAAATCACCTTACAAAGCTGAAAATGTATTAAAAAAGTATGATGAAAAGACAACAGCAGTTATTTACATATTTGGAGCTAAAGATGCTGGTAGATTAAAGGGTGGAAAGTATTTTAAAGATTATGATAAGAACAGAGGTAATATATTAGGATATAAAGAACACGGATATGTTCTTACAGCTCCTCACGTATCAATTAAAGTTGGTGGTAAGGAAGTAAGTGGAACCGTGATGAGACAATTACTTGGTTCACCAGATTATGAAAAGAATAGGGAAAAATTATTTAAACAAGCTTTTGGATACTTTGACAAGGGTGTCTATAATATGATGACAAATAAGTTTAAAAAACTATTTGAATCTATAGATGAGTTTTTAATTAAAAACGATATAAGTAAAATTATCAAAGAGGCCAGTACAACAACTTTATCACCAACCGATGATGGGCCACCAACATTTTATAAAGGATTTGGTGATTATAAAAAATTCTCTAAGAAATGGATAGATAATATGTACGCTGGAACTGGTTGGGAAGTGATGCAATATGTCTTAGGAAAACACGCTATTAATCCTGACTTTGATTATACATTAAGTTATAGTACGGTTCCAGCAGTAGCCTACGGACACAAACAATCTGGTGATTATGGTTCAAGATTCGGTGTTGATAGTCCGATTGATTCTTATAAATCTTATGTTAACGATGTCGTATTAAAAAATTTAGGATATGAGGTAATAAAATGGATGGGAATCACACCTGATGGTAAAAATTACACAGGTGTAGAGGTAGAGACTCCAGTTTTACCTGGTGTTGGTGATGATAACGTTGGTAATACTGAATTAGATAAGTTAGATTTAAAAGAAAGAATTAATTTAGATGATGAAGTCAAGTTATTAATAGAGGGTGGAGCGTACGGACATATGAATCACCCATTTGACGATAAAAATATTACATTTTCAGATTTAAAGCAGATAATTATTAATGGACTCGGTGGTAAGTTAGACCGAGAAGATGGAGTTACAGAGAAACTTGATGGTCAAAACCTAATGGTTTCTTGGGTAAATGGTAAATTGGTTACGGCTAGAAACAAAGGACAACTTAAAAATTTTGGAGCGACCGCTATGGATACAGCAGGTGTATCTGCTAAGTTTGCTGGTCGTGGTGATATAAAGAACGCTTTTGTTTTTGCTATGAAAGATTTAAGTAAATCAATTGGTAAATTATCAGATGCACAAAAAGAAAAAGTATTTGGTAATGGTAAACGTTGGATGAACTTAGAGGTTATATACCCAAAATCAGCTAACGTGATTGATTATGATAAAGCACAAATAGTATTTCACGGAACATTAGAGTATAATAAAAGTGCTCAAGCAATAGGACAACCAAAAGATTCTGCTCGTATGTTAGCTGGTATGATTAAACAAGTAAATCAAAATGTACAAAAAAAATATACAATTGGTAAACCACAATTTTTAACAGTTCCTAAAGTACAAGATTTTGGAAAAAAGAAAAGAACATATTTGGGTAGATTAAATAAATTACAAAAACAATATGCATTAAATGATAGTGATACGTTATCTAAATATCATCAATCATTTTGGGAAGAATTTATTTTTAATGCTTCAAAACAATATAACTACAAAATACCAAATAAAGTTTTAGTTGATTTAACTAAAAGATGGGCTTTTTCTGATAAGTCATATAAGATACCAACAATAAAAAAAGATATAGATAATGAAAAGTTTTTAGATTGGGTATTATCATTTGATAAGAATGACCATCAAAAATGGGTTAAACAAAATATGAAACCATTTGAAGTATTGTTTTTTGATGTTGGAGCTGAGATATTAAAAAATATTAGTGGTTATTTAGTTGCATCACCTAACAAAGCAGTACAAAAAATAAGAAAAGATGTAATTAAAGCAATCAAAACAGTTAAGAGTAGTAAAGATATAAAAAAGATAGAAACGTTAAAATTACAATTAGATAAGTTAGAAGCTATAGGTGGTCTATCATCAATAGTTCCATCAGAGGGAATTGTATTTAAATATAAAGGTAAGGTATATAAGTTTACTGGTGCTTTTGCCCCAGTTAATCAGATATTAGGTTTATTAAATTTTTAGGAGTTATAAATGGGTAGAAGTAAAGAAGAAGTTAGACAGAATAAGGCTATGAGGTCAATTTTACGAGGTGAAACACCAGAAAAAAGAATTTTTGTATCAAAAGTAGATAAAGAATTTAAAGAAAAAATTAAATTAGAAAAAGAAGCTGAAAGAAAAAGGATTGATGAAAAGTTAGAAGCCACTAAAGAAGCTAGAATGCCTTGGTTTTGTCCAGTTTGTAAAAAAATTATGAAGAAACGTTTAGATGAAAAAATGTGGTATCTATATGAACAATGTTTTGAGTGTCAAGTAGAAGTAGAAAATAAATTGAGAATAAGTGGTAATTATGACAAGTGGTCTCAACAAAAAGTAATTGCAAATAAATTATCTTGGATACGAGACCAAAAACAACAATTAGAAGAATTTAAAAATCAAAAAGCTCCAGAGGTATATAATCAAGTCAATCCAGATGGTCATTCTATAGATAAAGAAAAATGGAGTGTTGATTTTGAAAAACTTAAAGAACAAGCTGATGAAGCTTTAGAACATCTTCAAAAATTAGAAGATTCTTTATTATAGTATATTTATATACAGGAAGATAACAATTTTTTATTAAGGAGAAAATAAATGTCAACTATAACAAGCGGTAACAAAGGTAGAACCGATATAGCTGGAACTTCAGAAAGAACAAAATTTCAATTCAATGATGACGCACGTTTCAGTAAAGTTGAGACCGTAACAATATCCTCAACGCAAGGCGTAAAACATCTAACTGGTTCTTTAGCCGGAACAAGTGGATTTATAGTAACGACTGCAGGACAAGGAGTCATTACCGCGGTTGATGGTGGTGATTTAAACGCAAGTGATTTAACAGCTAAACAATTATATGAAATAGGTGTTAGACATATAAGTGGAGCTTGTACAGTCCAAGTAGTTTATTAGTATGAATCGAAATAAAAACGGACAACTAAAAGATGTAATTAAGCAAGAGTATGTAAAATGTGCGGCTGACCCTGTTTATTTTTTGAAAAAATATTGTGTGATACAACACCCAATGAAAGGAAAAATACCATTTCAACTTTATCCTTTTCAAGAAAAAACAATTGAAGATTTTGTACAAACTAGATTTAATATCATACTAAAAGCACGTCAATTAGGTATTAGTACTTTAACAGCTGGTTATTCTTTATGGATGATGACTTTTCACCAAGATAAAAACATCTTGGTTATTGCTACAAAACAAGAGGTAGCTAAAAACTTAGTAACAAAGGTTCGTGTGATGCACGCAAACTTACCAAGTTGGTTAAAACAACAATGTGTTGAAGACAATAAATTAAGTCTAAGATACAAAAATGGTTCTCAAATAAAAGCTGTAGCTAGTGGAGAGGAAGCTGGTCGTTCTGAAGCCTTATCACTATTGATACTTGATGAGGCAGCTTTTATTGACAAGATAGATGGTATATGGGCAGCGGCATCACAAACGTTATCAACTGGTGGACAATGTGTCGCGTTATCTACACCAAATGGTGTTGGTAATTGGTTTCATAGGACTTGGATGGATGCTGAAGATGGTTTAAATGATTTTAATTTTATTAAACTACACTGGACTGCTCATCCAGATAGAGGTCAAGAATGGAGAGACGAACAAGACGCTTTATTAGGGCCTTCCCTAGCGGCTCAAGAGTGTGATTGTGACTTTATCACCTCTGGTCAAAGTGTGGTTGATGGTGTGATTTTAGAAGAATATAGAAACACACAAGTTAAAGAACCAATTGAAAAACGTGGTATAGATTCAAATGTTTGGATATGGGAACCACCAAACTACACAAGGGACTACGTGGTGTGCGCTGACGTAAGTAGAGGTGATAGTTCAGACTATTCAGCATTTCATATATTAGATGTTGAAAGTTTAGAACAAGTAGCCGAGTATAAGGGTAGAATGTCCACTAGAGACTATGGTAATTTATTAGTCAATATAGCTACCGAATATAATAACGCGTTACTCGTTATTGAGAACAACAATATTGGTTGGGCTACAATCCAACAAGTAATAGATAGGGAATATGAAAACCTATTTTATATGAGTAAAGATTTACAAGTGGTAGATGTTCACAGACAGATTAATAATAAAATTAATAGAGCTGAAAAACAACTTGTACCTGGGTTTACAATAACTTCTAAAACAAGACCATTGGTTGTGTCTAAATTAGAGGAATTTTTTAGAGAAAAATTAGTAACAGTTCATTCACAGAGATTAATTGATGAATTGTTTGTATTTATATATAACGGTAGTAGGGCAGAAGCTATGAGTGGATATAATGATGACTTGGTGATGTCTTACGCTATGGGATTATGGATACGAGAAACTGCACTTAGATTAAGAGCAGAGGGTATAGAATTACAAAAGAAAGCAATGAATAGTATAACATCAAATCAAGGTGTTTACACACCAAAAAATAACCAAAATGATTCTTGGAACTGGGAAATTGGTAAACAAAATGAATCATTAGAATGGTTAATTTAATAAAAGAGGTAAAAAATGGCTGACACAAGTCTATTTAGTAGATTACAACGATTATTTTCAACAAACGTAATTGTTAGAAATGTAGGTGGAAAAAAACTAAGAGTTTCCGATACGAGTCGTAGTCAATCTGTAGCAAAAAACAATCTTATTGATAGATACCAAAAAATATTTACAGGTGCTGGTCTTAGTGGATATTCAGATTCATTAATGACTAAATCAATGAGACTGAATCTATTTAAAGATTATGAGGCAATGGATAGTGATGCAATACTTTCATCAGCACTTGACATCTATGCTGACGAATCAACAATGAAATCTGAATATGGTGATGTCTTAACAATCAAAACAGATGATGATAACATTAAACAAATACTACATAATCTATTTTATGATATTTTAAATATTGAATTTAATCTTTGGCCTTGGGTTCGTAATATGTGTAAGTATGGTGATTTCTTTTTAAAGTTAGATATAGATGAAAAATATGGTATAACTAACGTAGTACCTATGTCAGTTTATGATGTTTCACGATTAGAGGGATTAGACCCTGAGAATCCAGAATATGTAAAGTTTTTAATTGAGTCTACTACGTCAGAACACAGGTACAAAGCTGAAAAATCTTCTACTAGAGAAGAGTTAGAAAACTATGAAGTAGCTCACTTTAGACTACTTTCTGATTCTAATTACCTACCTTACGGTAAATCACAAATAGAGGGTGGTCGTAAGATTTATAAACAATTAACTCTTATGGAAGACGCTATGTTAATACACCGTATTATGAGAGCACCAGAAAAAAGAGTTTTTAAGTTAGATATTGGTAATATTCCACCAGCTGAAGTTGATAACTATATGCAACAAGTTATTAATAAAATGAAAAAAGCACCAGTTGTTGATGAAACCACAGGTGATTACAATTTAAAATACAATATGCAAAATATTACAGAAGATTTCTTCCTACCAGTTCGTGGTGGTGATAGTGGTACGAGTATCGATTCATTACCTGGTTTGACATATGAAGCGACTGAAGATATTGAGTATTTAAAAAATAAACTATTATCAGCTTTAAGAATACCTAAAGCGTTTTTGGGTTTTGAAGAACAAGTTGGTTCTAAAGCAACATTAGCCGCTGAAGATGTTCGTTTTGCTAGAACTATTGAACGTATACAAAGAATAACCCTTTCTGAATTAACTAAAATTGCTATTGTTCATTTGTACGCACAAGGTTATCAAGATGCAGATTTGGTTAATTTTGAATTAGATTTAACTAATCCATCTACAATCTATGAACAAGAAAAAATTGAATTGTGGAATAATAAATCTTCATTAGCTGAATCAATGTTAAGAGATGGTTTAGTTTCTTCAGAGTGGATATATAAAAATATATTTGGATTTACTGATGAACAAATTAAAAAAGAAGACGAAAATATAGTTTTTGATTATAAAAACAAATTTAGACGTTCACAAATAGAAAATGAAGGAAATGACCCAGCTAAATCAGGTGAATCACAAGGCACACCATCAGATATGGCAATGGGTAGAACAGGTCACGAATTAGACGATAAAGGTGGAGCACCAGAGGGTGGTTTTGAAGGAGCTGGTAGACCAAAAGAACCTAATAAGTATGGTAAAGATAGTGGAGCTCGTGGTAGAGACCCATTGGGAGCACACGATATGAAGAAAGGTGGTAGTGGAGCACCTAAATATGGTAAACCATTAGCCTTAGCACACTATGATAAATTAAAAAAATCAATGAATTTTAATAATACTGATGTGAAAATAATAAATGAAACATCTGAACTTGAAGAAGAGTACAAGAATGAAGTAACTTCTTTAACCAACGACACATCAAATGACTAATTATTGTTTAACTTTATATTTATTTATGAGTAAATATAATTAAATATTGGAGTATTTTGTAATGACTCAAAAATTAAAACATTCTAAAATAAAGAATACAAGTATTCTTTTCGAATTATTAACCAGACAAATAACTGCCGATGTTTTAGCAGGAAAAAGTACTAAATCTGTAAAAATTGTAAAGAAATTTTTTAATGAAAAAACAGAGTTAGGTAAAGAACTTCAGTTATATCGACTACTTTCAGAAAAACATTATGAGTCTGAGAGTAGAGCAAATAATTTAATGGGTGTTGTTTTAAAATCAAGAAAAAAAATTAATAACTCTAAACTTCGTAATGAAAAATATAATTTAATTAAAGAGATAAAAGAAAATTATAATGTAGATGATTTCTTTAATGGTCGTATATCAAATTATAAACTTTTAGCCTCTATATACAATGTATTTCAAGCCGAAACTGTAAATAAAATCTTTAATCCAGAACAAACTATAAATGCTAGATTTACTGTTTTAGAACATATTACAAGTAAGAAAATTAGTTCAACCGAAGCTAAAGCACAAGTTTTAAAAGAATACAATAAATCAGATAAAGATTTAAGATTACTTGCTTATCAAATACTCGTTGATAAATTTAATACAAAGTATAAAACATTAAATGAATCTCAAAAAAATCTATTAAAAAATTATATTAATAATGTAAGTAATACAAACTCTCTAAAAGAATTTGTTAATACTGAGTCTAAAGCAATTAAAAAAGAATTAAAAAAACACTTACCAAATATTACAGATAAAATTACTAAAATAAAATTAACTGAAGCAGTTAATCAAATTGGTAATTTAACTAAAGGTAAGATAGTTAATGAAAAACAGGTTTTAACTTTGATGAGATATTATGAATTAGTCAAGGAGATTGAGAATGTCCACAAAAGTTGAACTTTTAAAAAAATATATCAGAGAACTGATTAAACAAGAGTTAGAAGAAGCTTCAGTTACTGGTAATCTTGATGGTGGTGAAGGCCCTCCAAAAACACCGTATGCATTTTACAATAAACCAAAATCTAAAAAAGATAAAGAAAAAGAAAAAGCTATTACAACAGCTGGTGGGTATATGAAAGTAAGTGAAGCTAAATTCCACGTTAAAACTGAAGTGGGTAGTGTTATAGTTGATGCTAGTGGTCAAGGTGAAGCGATGATTAAAGTAGCAAAAGCACTTAAAAAAGGTCGTAAAGGTATTATAAGTGTAAATAGAGTTGGTGTTTCTAAAGCAAAACAAGTTGATAAGAAACTTGAGAATGTAAATGAGGGAAGATACCACGACTACAGAAATGATGAATCTCTCACACCTAAACAAAAAATAGGTTACTCGATGAGAGAGGTTCGAGATAAATTAAATGAACTAGATAAACTTGTTAATATGAACGTGAGATTAAAAAACGAAATAGGTGTTGATTCTAAAACCTATTGGAAAAATACTCACGGTGCTATGAAAAAAATTAGTGAGAGGTTAGTAAAACTAGCAAGAAAAGTCGGTCAACTTTACTAATTTTATAAATTAAAAAATACGGAGTTAAATGTGAAAAACTTAATAGTAGATTATTTACCATTTGAAATAAAACCTGAATACGTTAATGAATCGATTAAAGAAAACGATGGTAAGTTAATTGTTCGTGGTGTATTACAACGTGCTGAATCTAAAAATCAAAATGGTAGAGTTTACCCTCGTGAGATTTTACAACGTGAAGCTAAAAAGTACACAAAAGAATTTATATCACAGAGAAGAGCTATGGGAGAACTTGACCACCCTGAGTCTTCAGTTGTAAATCTACAGAATGTATCTCATAACATCAAAGAAATGAATTGGGAAGGTGATAATCTATTAGGTACTGTTGAAGTATTAAGTACACCAAGTGGTAACATCTTAAAAGAATTATTTAAAGCGGGTATCAAACTCGGTATTAGTTCACGTGGTATGGGTTCAGTAGAAACAGTTACAGAAGATACAGGTGACCAAGTTACCCAAGTACAACCTGACTTTGAACTTATAGCGTTTGATTTTGTATCTAACCCATCTACACACGGAGCATTTATGCATCCAATGAATGAGTCAGTAGATAAAGATGTACCAACAGGTAGAACTTGTGGTGAATATTGTAAAGTTGAATCTATCATTAATGATATAATGAGAGGTTAAATGAGTTTTTTATCTCAATGGAAACAATATCGTCACGAACTTAATGAAGATAAAATCAATATGGGTTCTGGTGGATATAAGGGTGATTTTGATAGTTTAGATGACGCTATGAATAGAGTTGATAGATTACTGAAGAGTTTAACAAAAGAGTTAGCTAAAGATAAAGATGCTAATTATAAACCACAAGTATTAGAATTACAACGCTTATATAAAAGAAGTTTTATTGAGTTTAAGATAAAATTAGACCAGTTTAAAAGGAAAAACACGTGATTAAGTTAATGGATGTTCTAAGTGAAGCAGAGGATAAGGGTTGTCCTTTACCAACACAAAACATCGACCTAAACCTAAAGAATCGTAATAAGGCATTTAAGAAGTACAACTACGGGCCAGCAGACCCAAGACACGATTTAGATGTAAAGGTTACAGATTTAGATTATGGAAATCTACAAGATAGTGATTTCAAGTCAAAAGAGGAACTCAGAGAATCACCAAATTTAGAATACTGGCAAAAGTTGATGGATATTTACAATACAAAAGATATCTTTGCAATATTAAAACAAAGATGTGGTAATTGTGCAGCATTCAATATAACTAATGAGATGAGAGATTGTATTAAAAAAGGGATTGGTGATGAAGCACCAGTAGAACCAATCATTAAGGTTGGTGAGATTGGATATTGTAGATTCCTTAAATTTAAATGTGCAGCCGCAAGGACGTGTCAAGCATGGGTAAGTGGAGGGCCGATTAGTGATTAAGTTAAAACAAATACTTAGTGAAAGTGCATGGAATAGAAAATTTGGTGAACCTTTACCAACACTTAAAGATGTGATAGAAAAGAAAAATGATAGTGTTAATGAAGGCCCTCAAGACCAAAGACCTGCTGATAAAGAAGTTCAACGTTTAGTAAAAGCTGAAGCTAAACTTCGTGAGAGAATGTTGAAGTTAGAGCAAGTATTTCTTCGTGATGGTAACCCTAATAGTGTAAAATTAAGTAAAGATTTAAAAAAAGTATACAAGGAAACTGTCACAAAGTTTATGAGGGAAATGATTAAAATCAGAAAGAAATTCAAGTAATGCCATCTAAGTCTAAAGCACAACAAAGATTTATGGGATTAGTTCACGCTTATAAAAAGGGTGAAGTACCAGCAAGTAAAGTGAGTAAAGCCGTAAAGGACGCAGCTAAATCAATGAAGAAAAAATCAACTAAAGATTTTGCATCTACAAAACACGATGACTTACCAAATAAGGTAAGAGAGTATTTGATGAGTGAAAATCCTGCAGCTAGTGCAGCCGCTGCTATGGCGATGATGAAACTACAAAACCCATCAACTGGTCAAAAAGTAAGTGCCGTTACGCCACTTCGTGATAAAGACCATCCGTTACATAAGAAGTCTAAGGGTATATTTCAAAGATTAAAGGACAAATTTATGAAGAAAAATGAATCAGTAAATGAAGACGGACATACAGATGTAGCTTCAATAGAGAGAAAACTCAAACTTATTGTACAAGACGCAAACGATGTGATTAACGCATTAAAATCAAAATCTAACGAAGATTCATTACCAAGTTGGTGGACTGATAAGATTACACTTGCTAAAGATTATGTTGGTAAGTCTCGTGATTACATTATGAATCCAGCTGAATCAGTAAATGAAGAATATACACTTTACACAACTGATAAAAAAGGTAAAAAAGTAAAAAAAATTAAAAGTTATGGTTCAAAACAAGCCGCTGCAGTAGCGATGGGTAAACTAATGAAAAACTTAGATGCAGATTATTTCCCTAAAAACATTGATGGTTTGATGTATATAAAAGAATCAGTAAATGAAAAAATTGAACCAAAGGTAAAATCACAAATAGACGTTCTACAAAAAAGATTAAGAGATTTAAAAGTAGCTGATGCAAGATTAGAACAAGCTACGTGGGAAGCAATCGGTGTATATGCAAAAATATATAATATGGTTGGAAAAGGTAAATATCTTGAAATAGCTGGTTTTAAACAAATACCTGGTTCATTAGAACTTTTAAATAAAAGATTTTCACAAAAGTTTTCAAAGAGTTTAGATTCTATTATAAAAAGCACTAGAGATTCAGTCAAAAAATTGAAATTAAAAGAATCTGTAAATGAAGCCACATCTTTGGGAGCTGATATGATTTTAGGTGGTATAGCAAGTGTAATTAAAAAAGCAGGTATGAGACCTAAGACAGC